CTCCAAGAACAATAAAGGAGAAGAAGTTTGTAAAAGAGTATCTAAAAACTGGAAACGCAACCAGGGCGGCAATGAAAGTTTACGATGTATCAACAAATGCTAGTGCTAGATCAACAGGATCGCAAATTTTAACAAAGCTTAACATCAACGAAGTTTTAGACAAAGCTGGTGTTACAGACGAAAAGATAGCACAAACAATTTTTGATGGAATGGAGGCTAACAAAACAGTGAGTAGTTACAACACAGGAAAAGAATCAAACGCTGAAACAAATGACTTCATTGATATTCCAGACACCCAAAATAGATTAAAGGCGGCAGAGTTAGCCAGTAAGATAAAGGGTCACTTGAAAGATAAGGTAGACATTACATCGGGTGGTAAAGAACTAAACCCTATTCTTGTTAAATTCATAAATGACAAGCAAGACAGAAAAAGTAATTGAAATTCCAGCAGAATATCGAAGACTATTTGATTCGGACTGGCGTGAGGCGGCAATCTATGGAGGCCGTTTCTCGCTTAAAAGCCATACGGTAGCCAGATTTTTACTCATAAGAGCTAGGGAAAGTAAAAAAAGAGTAGCTTGTTTTCGTGAGTTCCAAAATTCTATTGCAGAAAGCTCTCACCAATTACTATCTGATCTTATTCACGAGTTTGAGTTAAATGATTTTTTAATTACTGATAACTCAATTGTAAACAGAATAAACGGATCTGATTTTCTTTTTAAAGGATTACACCTAAACGAACAAAGCATCAAATCCATTGAGGGAATAGATATAGCTTGGATTGAGGAGGCTCAGACGATATCTCAAAAGAGTATTGAGGTTTTAACCCCTACGGTTCGTAAACCAGGTTCGCAACTTATCTACACTTACAACCGATTGCTTGAAGATGATCCTGTACATCAAAGGTTAGTCATTGAGGGAAGACCAAACACTTTAGTCATAAATACAAACTACGACGTTGCTATTAAATACGGAATGATGCCGGAAGTCGTTAGGTTAGAAATGGAAGACGATAGAGAAAGAAGACCGACGCTTTATAAACACAAGTGGTTAGGTGAGCCGTTTGGTTTAGAGATGAAGATCTATAAAGACTGGGACATAATAGACGAAATACCTCACGAAGCAAGGCTTGAGCGATATGGACTAGACTTTGGTTACAGTATCGATCCTGCGGCAATTGTAGCGGTCTACAAGTATAACGGTGGAATTATCCTAGACGAGGTTGCTTATCAAAAAGGTATGAGTAACAGATACATTGCTGATATTTTATCTGCACTTCCAAGAGCTTTAGTCATTGCTGACGGATCTGAGCCTAAATCAATTGATGAGATTAAACTATATGGAATATCTATTGTAAGTTCACAAAAGGGTCCGGGGAGCGTTTATCAAGGGATTCAATACGTCCAAGGTCAAAGAATAAGCGTAACCAAGAGAAGCATAAACATAATCAAGTCTTACAAAAACTACATGTTTATGACAGACAAAAATGGTAAGGTGATTAACGAGCCAGATGATTCTAACCATGAATGGTCTAACTGCATGGATGCTATTCGCTACGGCTTAGAGGGATTTCAACCTTTGCAAACCTCAAATTATGTTCCATACAATAAATCCAAATGGCAGATAGGTTGATACTGACACACCAAATGTATGGATGGTCAAAATACGGGGGTGCTTCTCACGGCCTAGTTAAAGAAGAACTCCCCGAATGGTACTGTCAAGGCTGTGGAATGCTTCAAAAAAGGGGTTTACCTAGTTATATGCTACCAGTAACCATTATCTCTGATCGTGATTTTGTAAGGGTTTGCAGTCAATGTGAGCATAAGTTATGGATTAAACAGGTAGACAAGACCTTTCAAGAGTTACATAGATTACTCAGATTGCAAACGCATGGTTTGTTTTAGTAATATGCCGTAGATATGAAAAAGGAAAATCTAATTCTTGAATTAACTTCACATTATGAAAAGTGGACCGATGATGTTCAACAAAGACTTACACGGGTTAACGGATGGAATCAAATCACTGATGCATATTATGGGAAATTACCCGATGATTGGGCTTTTATTACGCGTATTACTGATCCAAGAATTAAGACTACATTACTTGAAAAGAACGCGAGACTAACTTCGGGTAAGTTAAAGGGTAAATTCTCACCTCGCGAGGGTGGAGATGTATTAGGAGCTAAGATTAATTCCGCTTTGGTAGATTTTCAATGGGATATGGCCGATGAGGGTGGATCAATGAGTTCTAAAATCTCAATGGCTGATATGGATACACGTCTGTATCAATCTAAATTCGGATTAACTAAATGGAAGTGTGTATATGGCGCAGATGGTGAATTAAAGTATGAGGGTAATGATTTTGAATTATTAGATATTCGTGACTGTGGAATGGATTTTAGCGCTAAGTTCATTAAAGGTGCTAAGTGGTTCCAGCACAGGTCGTGGCAGTTTATAGAGGATTTAGAGGCCCAAGTAGATGTTAATGGTAACCCAGCGTTTAAGAACTTAGGAAAGATCAAGGGTGACTTAATGCATCCTGATTCTAAAATGTCTGCTAACTCTGAGAAGAGAAATACTGAATATACACGCAGAGTATTAGAGCTTAGGGGGCTAACCGATCACGCAGGTGAAGACATAGCTTTCCCTATCGTTGAAATTGTTACCGAGTATCGTGAGGATAGGTGGATAACTTTTGCACCTAACCATAATGTTATTTTAAGAGACATCCCCAATCCTTACGAACACGGTAAACTTCCCATTGTTCAATTAAGATACTACCCCATTCAGGATGATAACTTAGGTGAGTCTGAGGTAGAACCTGTACTTCCTTTGTGGAAAGCTATTCAGGCTACTATCTGTGCGTACTTGGATGAAGTTATGCTCAAAATGAGACCTCCTTTAAAGATAGTCGAAAACATGGCACGAATTGAAACAATCGTTTATGGTCCAGAGGCTCAATGGATGATGAATGACATAAACGCTGTTCAGGAGATGCAGTCTAATGGCGATTCACTTCGTTATTTCCAAACAACCTATTCTTCCTTAGTTTCGGCTTTTAACAACGCGATGGGAGGATTATCTCAAGGCACGAGTAACGCTGACCCTATGAGTGGTGACAAGACGGCCACAGAAATTAAAGCTGTAGTTAAACAGCAAAATGCTAGGGACCAAAAGAACCAAACAGACCTAGCGGCTTTTATTACAGACATCGTTGATCTTTGGAGACAAAATAATAAACAGTTTTTATTCTCTGATCCTAAAAAATCTGATTATGTTCTAAAGATTGTAGGACGCGAAGCATTTGAAGATTTTAAGGCAATGGGACTTGCTGAGATGGACCTAAAACCAGAAGTAGCTACAATGATAGGTGATATTCTCCAGCAAAGACCAGAAACAACTGACGCTGAGATAAATCAATTAATTGAAGCAGGACAAACCCCAAGATTCCCGGTATTTAAAAACAAAGACGAGGAAAACCCTGAAAAGATTGAGTACAAGGCTAAGATGATTATCTCCGACCAGGGATCAGTCGCAGACCTTTATATAACCCAAGAAGACCTAGAAGGACAGTATGACTACATTCCAGTTGTATCAAGTTTAAGCTCTAATGCTACTGAGGAAATGGTCCAAGCAAGAACTCAAGCATTTAACATGTCGATAAATCCAGTAGTTACTTCACAACTACAGCTTCAGGGCAAGATGATTGATATGGAGGAAATACTAACTGATATTTACGAAGATTCTGGGCTCAAAGGCGCTGGAAAATATTTTATCGAAATACCTCAAGCACCACAGATGCCAGGAATTCCAGGTGCTATGCCTGGACAACCAATGCCACAAGGCACACCTCCACAGGGTATGCCACAAATGCCCGCAATGGCTTGATGTATAATCGTTTTTAATGGATGCAAAAGTAAAAGCTGATAATCTGAAGATAATTTTAGATAGATACGCTGCGTTAGGTGCGATTTGTAAGTTGCCTGAGTATCAAAACCATCTTAAACCAATTCTTCAAGAGGCGTTTCAAAATAAATGGCCTGATCCAACACAAGCTAAAGGAACAAAAGAATTTCACAAGCAATATACAGAACAATATGGTCGCGCAATGGCTTACAAAGAGCTATTCAACATGATCGAGGGTGGTGAATCTATGGCAAAGACTATGGCAGAACAAATCGCGTCACCTAAAAAGACTTATGGAATGGAATAATTTTTACTATAAAAGAAAACTATTAGACATCTTGGACCATGCCCCAGGTGAGGAAGTAGAGACCGTGGAAATAAAGTCGTTTTATAAGAAGATAGATGGAGTTGTTTGGGAATTTAGAAAAATAGGTGACACACCGTGGGAGGGTGTAAAAACTCCTTACGGTAGAGTACCTTATGTCTATGTTAACGATGAAAATAAATAATGCAGAAGAAAAAAAGAAATATGACGCATTTGAAGAAACCATTGAAATTAACATGAAGAAATGTAACCACTCAAAAGTAGTTTTTGTTGGTGGCGAGTTACGTTGTCCGTGTGGTTCGGCTTGGCAAGGCACTAGATTAGCAGAGCTTTATAAATATTTTACAAAAAATGGAAACAACTGATCCAGCTATCGTTAATAGACTAAAAAAACTCCCTCCTTATGATGATGTTGTTGAAAAAGAGGAAACTGAGCCTACACCAGAGCCACAAACAGATCCAGAAGCCGTTACAGACGATTCTGAGGGCTGGCAGGCACAAGAAGAAGTCGAAACTGAGGAAGAAACCACAGAAACAGAGGAAACTCCTGTAATTGAAACAGAAAACGAGAGAACTAAACAGAATTTTAATAAAGTCTTAGAAGAAAACAAACAACTTAAACAACAAATAAAAAGAAAGAGCGTTGTCGAAAGTCTAAGACCTGAACAACCCGCTTACGTTCCACAAGCCCCTGTAGTCTTACCACCTACACAAGAACAGTTTGTAAATCTAGTCGATGCTGATGGATATGTAGACACTAAACAACTTCAAGCCTTAGCTGAAATGACTAGACAAGCTAATGAAAGAGCCATAAGAGCCGAGCAAGTAGCAAGACAAGCCGAGGAGAGAAGGATGACAGATAAGCGTGACTTTGAAGAAACTCAACAGATGCGCGAGATACATAAAGAATTTCCTGAACTAGATCCTAATGGTCCAGTATTTGATGAGACTTTGTTTGACGCTGTTAGAAACGAACTTGTAAGTCAATACACAAAGGGTGAGAATGATATTTACAACGCTGTTAGTAAATGGCACAAAATATTAATAAATCCTATGAAGAAAAAAGAAGCGTTAAAGAAAGCCGAACAAAAGAGTCAAATTCAAGCAACTGTACCTAAGTCTACTAGGACTGCTGTATCAGGTCACGACTTTGAGACTCTAAGGCAGGGGACATTGCACAATGTCAAGGGTTCACTTGCTGAAAGATTGAAGCGTTCAGGGTATTAATTGACAACCTCCTGTATTGTTTAGGTAATATCTGCGTAAGGTAAAGTTAAGTTGAAATAGAAATTAGGCGAGCGGTGCCCCCTCGATAAACTGGGCAGTTTGAAATCTATTCTTCTTTCCGACACAACCAAGCCGATATTATTTATAAACAACAAATGGCCTTCGGAAAAGACACATACAACGGCTCAAACGAAATGAGAGAATCCCTTTTGGATATTCTCCGTGACGTTTCGCCAAATGAGGATAACTACCTCATGTCCAACCTAGGTAAGGGTTCGCCCGCAATGCAACAGACCCATGAGTGGAACTTGTACTATGATGCAAGAGCTACGAGTGCAACTGGTCAGATTGAAGGTGCTGCTTTTTCCTACGGTGACTTAACTGCTGAGACTCGATCCAGCAACAAAACTATTATTTTGAGCGAGACTGTCCGCTTATCTCGTACCAAAGCTTCTATCGCTATGGTTACAGGTGAAGATGCCCTCGGTAAAGAAAAAGAGAGAGCACTTAAACGCCTTAAATCACAGATGGAATATGCAAACGTCAACGGCACATACGCCGCTGGTTCTTCAGGAGTTGCTAGAGGTATGAGTGGTATTTCTCAATGTATTAGTACCAACGTAACCCTTATGGCTACTGGGACATCATTCACAGAAACATCTTTGAATGACATGGTTCAGGATTCATACGACAGAGTTGGTTCAGGATATGTAATGGATACCCTTTTGGCTCCAGTAGTCATTAAGCGTAGAGTTGCTACCTTTGGTACCAACCTTACTCGCAATGTCAAAGCTGAGGACAAGAGACTTACATCTGAAGTTCGTGTATACGATTCAGAAGTAGGACAAACCGTTAAAATCCTTGCACACAAAGATATCGTCAAAGGTGTCGGAACACTTCAGGTTCTAGGCATTAGAGAAGAACTCTTTGAATTAGCTTTCTTGGTCAATAGTGGAGAGCCACATTGGGAAGAAGCCGCTAAGGATGGTGACAGAACATCAGGAGCTTACGTCTCAGAACACACTATGGTGTCCTATGACGAACGAGCCTCTGTTAAACGCGTTGGATACGCCAACACTCTTTAACGAGCTGTTAGTTCTAAACAAAATTGGACTCCCATTCGGGGGTCCTTTTTGTATGAAAAACGAAAGTGCTAAAATATACATAGTGATAAAAATCAACGGTGAAGAATACGATGAAGTCCCTGGTGAAGCAGTCTCAGCTACTAAAGCACTCGTTGACATCTATGAGTTGTTGGGTAAGCCAGAAAATCCACTAAGCGAAACAGGACAGAAGTTAATGACCATTATGATCTCAATCTGGCAAGATCTTGCTCCACTTGATTACCAGACTTGGTTTCAAAGAAGAACTGAACACTTAAATGCAGAAATGAGTATCAGTGAGCAAGTAGCCCAAAAGACAGGAAGATCAATTGTTGTTTATCCTGGACTTGTATACGAAATGATGAAAAAAATATTTCCTAAGTTTGATGCTTGTCAGAGAGATAACGCAATGAAAATGGCACAACTTTATCCAATTTTTAGATACGTTAACAAAATATAATGAAGATAGCAGGATGCTTAATTACTAAGGGGGATGAGGAGTTAAAGAATCTTAAAAAAGCAGTTGAGTCAATGCTTCCTGCTGTAGATACGGTTCATATCACAGCTAACCATAAACACGTTAAGACAAAAAGGTGGTGTAAGGAAATGGGCTATGACTTTTCTTATTTACCCTGGAATAAGAACTTCTCAGAACAAAGGAATTTTAATTTTAATAGAGTACCCAAAGACACTACTTACATTTTATGGGCAGATGGGGATGATTTGATTGTTGGAGCAGATAAAATTAGAGATATAGCAACTAAGGCTTACGCTCAAGGTTTAGATGCTGTATTTTTTGATTACTGGTATTCATGCACATTTAGTGGTGAACCTTCACTTAAAAATCTAATTGATATTGAAGTTACTCAGGAAAGAGAGAGATTGTTAAAACCAGGAGCTTTTCTGTGGCACAAAAGACTACATGAATCTCCAATGCCTTTAGACGGTACTAAATCTAAACATTCGGTGATCGTTTATAGTGATGAACATCCTGTTGCTTGGATGCACTGCGAAGCCGACAGATTTAACACTGACATGGCTCCCAGAATGGCTAGGAATAGAGAAATATTAGAACTTGATTTACAAGACGAAAGATCAAACGGTGGACAAGCTGACCCAAGGACTCTTTTGTACTTAATGAAAATCTATGGTGAGTCTTGGGACAAAGAAACACTATTAAAACTAATCGACATGGGACGTGAATACTTACAGCGTTCTGGATGGGATCAAGAGAGAGGTGTTTGCTATCACTTAATGACTACAGCGTACGGTAAGTTAGGGGACAACGTAACTGCCGTCAAGATGGCTCACAAAGCCCTAGAGGAGTATCCTACTAACCCACTGTCATATCTTTATTTAGCGCGTTGCTACTATAACCTTAAAAACTATTCCGCGATGGAGCACTGGATGAAAGTTGGTTTAAGTTTACCTGTCGGAGTGACTGCGCAACCATCAAACATTCTTGAATTAAAAATGTTGTCTGCTGAACTGATGCTACAGTTCAATCTTCATGGCAAGAAAGATATTCGCAAGGCTTACGAAGCATCTGTGCTTGTAAATAAGTTTAATCCCACCCCAGAGAATCAAAATGCTGAGGACTTCTTATACGATCAAAAAGAACTAGACATAGCTTCAGAAAATGCTCATAAATTGATGAAATATTACGAATCAATAGGCAAGAAAGACTTAATTCCTAAACTGTGTACTTCACTGCCTAACGAGATGCAGATGCTACCGTTTGCGGTTAGTGCATATAACAAATATAAAGAACCTAGAATTTGGGGAGAGAAAGAGATTTGTTATTATGCTACTTTTGGAAGTAATCATTTATTTAAATGGGACGGTGATTCAATTAAAAAAGGGGTGGGGGGATCAGAGACGGCTGTGATTAAACTTTCTGAGGAATGGTCGAAGCTTGGATATCATGTAACCGTGTATTGTGACTGCGGAACTGTTAAAAAGATCAACGACGTGCTTTATATGCCTTACTACATGTTTAATAGGCGCGACTTCTTTAATATTTTTATATCCTGGAGACATAATATGCTTACCAACAGCATAAACTCAAGGAAGCATCTGATCGACCTTCACGACCTATGGGTTTCTCAAAGTTTTACTAAAAACATCAATGCGTTTGACAAGATTATGGTTAAGTCTAACTTTCACAGAGAGTGCGATACTAAACTTCCTGATTCTAAATTTGCGATTATTGGTAATGGCATAACACTATGAAACAACACAAACTTTGGTGGCAGAGTTCGTACGATCGCGGTTTAGACATGCTTCTATTTATGTGGTCTGATATTAAAAAAGTGTTTCCTGATGCAGAGCTTTCAATTTGCTACGGTTGGGGTAACTTCGACATCATGGCTGAATCTAACCCTGAACGCAGACAGTGGAAGAAATCCGTAGAAATGCTAATGCAACAAGATGGAATAACTCATTATGGTAAAGTTGGTCAAGATAAGTTGAGAGAGATGAGGAAAGAACACGGCATACTCGCGTATCCAACCTATTTTGATGAGATATTTATGATTGGGGCTATAGAAGCACAGTCTGATGGCATTGTCCCTGTAGTTATGAGTAAAGCAGCCTTAAAGGAAACAGTGGGTTCAGGTATCAAGGTAGATGCTGATATTAATACCCCAGAAGGCAAGGATGCCTATTTAAAAGCCTTGCTCGAGATGATGGGTAACAAAGAATTGTGGGAAGCAGAATCTAAAAAAGGTATTGAATTTGCTAAGTCATATTCGTGGGACAAAATTGCATCTTCTTGGGACTTAGTATTTAGAGAAGAATCAGACTACCCACTTGTTAGCATAATCACACCAACGATAAGAACTGGATGGTGGAACCTAATGGCCGAGAATCTATCTCATCAGGTATATAAAAACTTTGAGTGGGTAATAGTCGATGATTACAAAGAAGATCGAACAGAAATAGCCAAAAAATACGCTGAGAAATACAACTTAGACATTAAGTACATTCGTGGTGATAAAGCTTTAGGAACTTACAAACGACCTTGTGGATTGGTAAGAGCTAATAACATCGGCTGGAAACAATCTAAGGGTGAATTACTTGTCTGGCTACAGGACTTTATTCTTTTAGATCCTAACGCCATTGAAAGACTTGTTTCACTTCACTTACACAACCCGGATGCAATAATAGCCCCTGTGGATGAATACTTTAACGCCATAGAAGCTGATAAGAATAACAAAGAAGATTGGTGGAATGGTGAGACTAACATAATGACTAAAAAGTCATGGTCAAACCCTAGATGTTTGAACCAAGGCATAAGAGAATCAGAAAATCCTTATGATTACGAGGCTAATTACGGAGCTATTCCTAGAACTATTTTGGATGCGTGCAATGGTTTTTGGGAATGTTTGGATTTTGGGATCGGATACGATAACACTATTATCGGATACATGGCACTAAAACTAGGTTATAGAATCTTAGTTGATGATACTAACATCGCTAAATGTATAAACATTTGGCCTGTGGTTGGTAGGACTGGTGAGAATGTTCTTAATAGAGAGCGTATGGCTAACCCTCCAAGATACAAATGGCTAGTTAATCAAATAGAATCTGGAAAACTTCCAATAGTTAGAGATGAAAAGATTGATGATTCAATTGTTTTGAAATACGATCTTCCAAAAGAGGTAACAGACGAGAATATGTCACAGTGGATTCAAGAAAACACTGATGAAATAGTTAAAACATGGAAAGACTATGAGTAAAGAACAGGCCGCACACAATAACTACTATTACGAGAGATCCCGAGATAAAGAACTCGAACCAAAACCTGTTATTGCATACGTTGGTTCCACAATGGATATTCCCCACGCTGGACACGTTTATTTACTCGAACAAGCTAAGTCTATGTGTGACTTTTTAGTTGTAGCTCTCAATACTGATGAATTTGTCGAGAGATTTAAGGGCAAACGTCCAATCATGCCACTTGAGGATCGTATGAGAGTAATTGGAGCGATGAGAATGGTTGACTTGGTAGTCGTAAACGAATCGGGTGCAGACTCAAAACCAATGTTACTCAAATTTAATCCTGATTTTATCGTCGTTGGGGATGACTACACATTTGATAAGTATTGCAAGCAGATGGACTTTACACCTGAATGGCTAGAAGAACATAAGATGAAAGTTGTTTTTATACCTCGTATTGGTGGTATATCAACAACTAATATTAAGAAAAGAGTAATAGAACTATCTAAATGAGATCAAAAACAATCTTTGATCCAGTGTTTAGAGCTAGGATTATTGTTACTCTTGGTCCTATTCAGGAGATGAACAAGTTTTATGAAAGAAACAAATACGAAGAACAAGAACTATCCGATCACTGGGGAGCATATAGCGAAACATTGATAGAGGACAATAAAGAGCAAACCTACCATATTCACTTTGATTTATACGGATTTACCACCATTGTTCACGAAACTAATCACATTACTTTTGAGATACTTAGAGATCGAGGAATGTCGCTAGAAGATTCAACCAAGGAAGTATTTGCCTATTACCAAGACTGGTTAGCTGGAAAGTGTAGAGATATATTAGAAATCTGGACTAAAAAGAAAAAAAGAAAATGAAACTAATAACCGTCATCCCTTACTACGAGAGCGATCCCCAGAAGCGTGAAGTTCTACAAAAATGTATAAACTCATTTAGCAATCAACAGGATGAACTGATAATACTTGCTGGTAAACAACCATCACTTCCTGACGCTTGGAACCAATGTATCGAACTAGCTTTTGGTATGGGAGCTGATTTTGTATGTGTAAGTAACGATGATGTTATCTTAGACAAAGGTTCGTTAAGAGATTTGTGTGTAGAAGGTCAAGTTGTTAGTCCAACGGTCAACAACGGGGTGTTTAAGGTCTTTCACGCACATATTTGGTGCATGGATAAAGAAGTTTGGGACAAAGTTGGTAGATTTGAGGAGGATTTTCACATCTACTACTCAGACAGCTCGTATGCCATGAGGTTAAAACGCCTAGGAATACCAGTGGGTATAAATTATGGCGTTAATGTTCAACACAACGATCCAGGGAGAACTATGAAGTCATATACTAATGAAATCCAAAACCAAGACAGAGATTTATTTATAGAAAAGTGGGGGCGTGAGGTATTTGACCCGATTACAGACCCATCATGCTAACCACATTTTATAGAGCCGCACCATTCAAGTCAGGGAACCCATCACCCCTCAAGTGTGACAAGTACACCCAAACAAAACTATGTTTAGAGTCTTTCCTAGACACGAAGCCTGAGAAAATAATCTTTTTACTAGACTCGTATGATGATCAGAGCTTATTTGAACCATACGGAGAAATCATTGATTGCACAGGCTTGGGAAACGTAGGAACTTTCCACAAACAGATAGAAATGTGCAATGACACCGAGGATGATGTATTTTTTGTTGAAGATGACTACTTATGGGTGCCTGATACGTTTAAGTATATGAAAGAAGCGGTTAAGGAGCTTGATTTTCTCTCGCCTTACGACCACCCCGGACATTACTTAGAAGAAAGGTTTGATAAACACTATGAAATGAAACTAATAGGCAACAGAACATATCGAGAAGCTCCTAGTAATACCTTAACCTTTGCCATGCGTAACGAAGTAGCTAAAAAGACCATGACTACAATGTTAAGGTTTGGAATATCAGACCATCCAATGTTTGAGTATTTAAGGAATGAAATGGGACTAAGAATGCACAATCCTGTGCCTAGTTTTGCGACACATTTGGTTGTAGGGTGCATAGCTCCTAACGTAAACTGGGAGATAGATTGAAAAGGTAGTCTCTGATTTGGGAATATAGGGGCATGGCACAAAAGACACTTAATCAAATATTGCTGGACGCAAATAGTATTCTCGATCTAGAGACAAGTTTACCAACAGGATCAGAACTGGAAACTAGAAAGAACTACGCAGACCAAGCTATTTGGGACGCTTCTGCCTTAGGACAGTTCCAAGAGTTTAAATCAGAATACATGGTGGGGCTTTCTAATAGTGCTACAGTGCCAATGCAAGCTAACTTTCGTGAGATTATGCAGAATCCTCAGATGTGGGATGGTTCAGGATGGACAGAGTTTGAAGTTATAGAAGCAGAAGAAAAATACTCAAAAGGTAGTGGAGAAAGATATTGCTACGTTTTAGGTGACGCAGATAACGGCTATAACATGATTTTCTCTAGTCCAATTATCGGGGCTACACTTTCGGTTCTTTATCAAAGATTCCCTAATGGTCTTTTAACCTTAACTGATAAATGTGAACTAAGCGATCCTCAGTATGTTGTTAGGAAAATCGAGTCTTATGTTCTCTATTCAAGATCAGATGATAGATTCTCAATCGCAGAACAACGAGCACAGACTTCGCTTTCTAACATGCTTGGTAGAGCGTCTAAAGGATCGCAACCAAACAGAGATACTAAGTCGAAATTCAATAATCCATTAGCAAACCTATCTTAAAAGCATATTCCTCGCATAGATACACGTCAAAGTCCCTATAAAAAGTCGCAAGTAATTGATGCTTCTTGGGATTCGTTTCGCAAAGGTGTGAACATGTTACTTAGACCCACAGAACTTGATAACGAAGAACTAGCTGAAATGAATAATTTGATGCTTGTAGGTAAGGGAACGCCTACAGGTCGCTGGGGAACCTCTACGTACTTTTCTGTTGGAGCTACAGGCACGGTCAGGGGCTTAGGAACGTATAAAACAAATGATGGTACGACTAACGAATTACTAGCTTTATCAGATCAAGGATATTTAGTTAAGAAAAACGGCACAGGATCATCAGTTATCACGGGGCAGTCTTGGCCGTCTGGTTCTACCATGATGGCCGAACAACTAGGAGGTAAAACGTACATAGTGAGTGAAGATGTAACCTTTACTGAATACGATGGTACGGATTTATCAGTTTTTGCTACAATTTCACCACCAACAGGATTAACGGCCACTAACTTTTCAGGAGCTTCAGGAACTAACCGTGTTAGTTGGAAAGTAGTCGCTGTAGGAGAAAATGGAGGCCAAACAACACCATCAACTAATTATGTACTATCTAATCTTCCGTCGGACCTTACAAGGACCCAAGTTAATCTCGCGTGGACAGCTCCCTCCGCATTATCACTATCTGGATATGAGATCTACAGGGGTTCGGAAGGTGACGAAACGTACCTTGCGTCGTCCCCGGTAGGAACTACTGCTTATACAGATCGTGGCGAACCAGCAAGTGAATCAATTGAACCTCCTTTAGCTAATACAACAGGTGGGGTTAAGTCAGATATTATTGTCAAATACAAGGACAGACTGCTAATTGTTCCCGCAGATGATCCTAATAAGTTAATGATTTCGGGAAGATTCCCCAATCAAACCAAATTCTCATGGACATACGGTGGGGGGTATATCTACATAGACCCTGATTCTGGTGACAAAATAGTGGGTATTGCAGTTCAGCCTATTGCAGATCGTATTGTGGTTTACAAACAAAGATCATCCTACGCAGTTGAACTTTCTGTTATTAGTATAGGTAATTTCTCAGTCCTAGATCCTCAATATGCACCAATAAGTACAAGTGTAGGTGCCGCAAATAAAAACACAATCTGTACGGTTGAGAATGATACTTTCTATTTTGGCAGAAATGGTATTTACGTCACAGGATACGAGCCTAATTTCTTAAACATTCTAAGAACAAATGAAATTAGTGCAAAGATCAGACCGTACCTAGCTTTGTTAAATGAAGAAGACTACAACACGGCCAATGCTTTCTATGTAGACAATAAATACATAATTTCATTCCCAAGACGTAAACAGATGATTGCTTACGACCGAGAAAGAGGCGCATTCCTAGGAATTTGGCAGTTACCTTTCGGAATTTCTAAAATGATGAAGTATATAGATCCTACAGGGACCGAAAGATGGGTAATTGGGTCTTATGAAGATAATCAGGTTTATACTTTTGAAGCATCGGTTAATTCAGACAATGGAGCCACTATTATTAAGTCTTTGAAGACCAAGAAAGAGTCTTTTAACGACTGGACTAAGCTTTATATCTTGCAATACTTCTACGTGCTTTTTAGGGCCATCTCGGGGTCTACAACGGTTAATATCGTAGCCGAAGATCGTAACGGAGTTACATATACTCCCAAGACATTCACTATTTTAGGTTCTGAAACATCAGGCTTTACAGGATGGGGTATGAGTCCGTGGGGATCTACTAAATGGGGTCTATCTAAATCAACAACCTCAGTAACCGCAGGGGACGAACTAACTAAATGGGGTTCACTGTTTAAGCAATCAAGACAGTTCCAGATTCAAGTTATTAGTAACGAGAATAATTCCAACTTTGAGCTATTAGCAATTAAGATGACAGCTCAACCAGGCTCAAGGGGCATACTCTCGAGTTCACAGAGGGCCTAGCTTGAAAACCTAAACAATACTTATATACATTACAGATTATGCCAATCACAAAGAACATAAAGAAGAATTTTAAAGAACTGTATGCAGATAATAAGAAGAAAGGAAAAGCTCGTGGTGCTAACGGTAAACCAAGATCAAGAAACCAAATAATTGCAATTGCTTTATCAAAATCTAAAAAGAAAAAATAATATGCCCACACAAGGATTATGGAATATCGGAGGATTCAATTTACCAGACTTTGGTATCTCTGAAAAACTAGGAGTTGGACCCGCTAACGCATCTATTGTCAGTCCACAAATGAGTCAATGGACAAATAACACAGTTCTTCCTGTAGGTACTACGGTTAGTCCCAATTACTCGGGACAAGTTGTTCAAGGACCAGTTCAAAACCCAGTAAGTAACCCTGGATACAACGCTCCAGTAGTTAACAATACGAACAACAATCCTGTTAAAAACAGTAACCCAGCTCCCTCTAACCCCGCACCTCAACAAGCAGACCCAAACGCTGCCTTAATGAATGAGATTCAAAACGCTTATAACGAAAGCATGGGAGTAGCTAATAAGGCAGAATCAAATCTTAACAATGCCTATCCAGGAGTACAGCAAGATATTCAGGGTGCTTATGATTTGAGTAATAAGAATCTTCAAGGTGCTTATGGTACGGCTCAAGGCCAACTTACAGGAGCAGAAAATACTGCTCAGCAAAGAAAAATGGATGTAGTAAACGCTGCACGAAGATTGTTCAACGAATTATCAATGGGCGGTCAGCAAAGATTCGGTGGAGCTTCCAGTGCAGGTCAGGCATATAACGAGTTAACAGGTCGTGAGTTCCAAAGGTCAAACGCTCAAGCAGAACAAGGTTTAACTCAAACCAATCAACAAATTCAACAGCAACGGGCAGATCTTGAAACTAAGTACCAATCCTCAATCGCTTCACTAGAAGAACAAAAGAACTCCCAATTAAGAGCCGCTAAAGCAGACTTCGATGACAAAATGTTACAGATTCAGCAAATGAAAGCTAGTGCTGGTGAGAATAAAGCTAATTTAAGACTTCAAGCCTTACAAGATTTAAGAAACCAGACTTTCCAGCTTCAATTACAGTCAGAAAACGCTAAACAGCAAGTAACAAGTCAATTCAACTCCTTAGTGGGCGACGCAACCAATAACTTTAATACCAACGCAAATGCAGGACTAGGCTTAGCTCAAAACTATTCAGCTAATACCACAACCAATCCTTTAACATCACTCACAATGGGACCCTCAATCTTAGCTAGCACTGGTACTCAAATGACAGGTAATATTGACTACACCAAGAAGAAAGACCTGTTTGGTAGGGATCTTCAGTAATTGAAAACCCAGATCTATTGTTGATAGTATGTAAATGCAAATATACGTTAGAATATACGAAAGTCTATTATGTGGGGGGGTCGGGTATCTAACGGCCCACGCAACCCTCCTACACAATAGATTTTTTTATGAAAGAAATAACATCTTTCGATTTGAATTACTTAGTAATACCGAGATGGCTGTATAAGGATAGGAGGTTGAGTCGATTACAAATGGAGTTGTTGGGATTTATACACACATATAGTGGGAGGCAGTTCTATTTTTCTAACCAAAAGCTAGCAGAGATGTTTAGTGTATCCGAAAAGGGAATATCTAAAGCCTTACTTCGGTGTAAATTCTTTGGATACGTAGAAATAAAATACAAAATAAAAGCCGATGGAGGGAAAATAAGGTTTATAAACAAGCAAAAACCGTGCCCCGAAGGATACCGTGGTATCAGTCGGAATGATACTGCAGTATCAGATAAAGATAATAAGATAAAAGATAATAATAATGATAATGGAACATTTAAGAATGTTCTTGCTCCCATTCCTTTATGGATTGGTGAGGTAACATCCCATTACTTTTTGTCTTATAAAGAAAAAACGGGTAGAAACCACCCTAGACTAAGTGAATCAAACTCATCTAGGGTTAAGGAATTAATATCTAACTGCGAATGGGACTTAGATGTAGAGAGTTGGAAAATTGTGATTGATAAATGGTTCTCAGAAGACAGAAATACGGACTGGAATATAAACCATTTTGTTTCAGGAAAAATAGTAGAGAACAGAATGTATGAGGAGATTTATTGAAAACGGCTAGTGTAATCAGCTACAGTTCATACTATGGCGATTAACTTAATTGAAGCGGCTAAAAATAAGGTCTTACAACTTGCACAAAACTTAGGGAATACAGCCAAACAGGCTTATGATTTTTCATTTAACAGTCCTAATACAGGGTTTGGAAGAATTGGCAACGAAATAAAAAATAATCCCGCACAGTTTAATGTCTTATCAAGACAAAACGTCCAACAGAATATCCCCAAGGCTCAATATTTATCTACAGTGCAAACAGGAGTAAAACCTATAGATTTTGGTCTAAATTTTGGAGGAAACATGGCCGGAAACACCATTAAGACGTTTGGATCTGGACAAAATCAATTTGGGGAAGGAATAACATCTTTTAAACAAGGAAGACCACTTGAGGGTGTTACTAAGTTAGCTTTTGGTGGGGCTAAGATGACTGCGATTCCTCTTAATCCATTATTCAATACCGCTAGTGCTATTTCAGCAGTTCCTAATAAATGGGGAACCCCAGGATTGATATCACCAGATCCGAATGTAAATACCAACAATGATGAAGTTAGGAGATTAGCCACTGGATTTATGCAGGGAATGACAGATGAAAAAACTTTGGGATCAAATGTACCCGATAAAAACATATCACTCGTGGGTCAAGAATTTGATCCATATAAGTTTGTAGGATCTATGGCTGGATTTACTTCTAATCCAGTGTGGAAAGGTATATTCCCACTAACATCTAAACTGGAGGGTATGAAGATCGTTTCAAGTCCAGTAATGAACTTTATTGCAACCAGAGGCATTAAGGGTGGCATAGAAGGCCTTTTGCAAGGATATAGTGATATACCAGTCAATTCAACTCCGCAGGAAAGGTTTAACTATTTAGCTCAACAGGGATTATTCGGTGCAGGTTCAGAAGTGGCTATGGGAGCAGGGGGAAAATTGATTGCTAAGGGAATGGATACTCAAGCAGGACGTGAATTTACTAAAATAATGGATTCGGCAACAGGTAAGATTGAGGGAGCATGGAAACGTGCCTGGATCCCAGTTGAAGGAAATATAAACTTAAAAACAGGTGTAAGAGATGTCAAGCCTCTGTGGATGGAGCAAATGGATAAATGGGTTGAAAAATATAACCCCGGTCAATCTGTTAAATCTACGGAAAGAGGATCTTTAGAACAGGCTACTCTAAATGCAGAACAAGCAAAACTCTCCCCTCAAGGAGTAGAAGCTATCCCCGAAGGTAAAGCACGTCTAAGAACACCCCTAGTAGAACCAAGGATAAACGCTAAGGGTAAGGTGGAGATGGTGGAGGTTAAAGGAACAGACCAATTAGCCAAAAGGGAAGAAATAGTACCAGAACAGGTAACACAAACATTAGGGGAAGCAAAACAAGGTTTGCCAACACCGCCATCCATTGAGGAACAATTACCTGTTTCATCTGCCAAGATTCTACCAGAAAAGGGGAAATTAAACGTAGAAAAATTAAACCTAAACCAATCTCAAAAACAAGCAATTAGAGACTTGCAAGCAAATATACCAACTACAGTTATTGGTCACAAAGAGATAGTGGACAAAGCTGCTCTGGCTAAGCCGAGAACTAGACCATTAAACGACGCTGAACAGGCAGATATTATTGCAAGGCAGTTAGCTAGTAGACAGCAAGTTACATCACTCACAAACGAATTTACAAAGTTACAGCAGTCTGGAGCTAGCGATCTGGAACTAAAGTCGCAGTTGTCTCAAATAGCAGATGCCTCTAGGGTCGCTCAACAGACTGGTACGTTTGCGGGTCGTCTTTTGGAAGCACAAAAAATAGTAGCCAACGACTTAGCAACTCCAATGCAAAGGATATTTGCCTTACTTGATAGTGCAGGAGTAGATAAGAGTAAATATCTTGATGACGCAGTAAAAATAGACTTTAACAACCCCAATCAGGTGGTAGAATTTTACCGAAAGTATGTACCTCCCAAACTAAGTGAAGTATTGACGGAGATTAGGTATACAAACATGTTATCTAGTCCTAATACCCAGATAAACAACGCTGCTAGTAACTTTTTAATGACAGGAGTAGTTAGGCCGGTGACAAAAACACTGGCGGGAGGAATAGACTGGGCCAAGAACTCACTTACCGGAAGTGAAAGAAAATACTACGCATCTCAAGGACTAGATTACGCAAAGGGGTATTGGAAATCCTTACCAGAGGCGTGGGGTAAGTTTAAAACCACACTCGGAAACTCTGGTATTGAAAGCAAGCCAGACATGGAAAGAATGCCAGTATTCACAAAAGGTATCGGTAAGTTATATACAACCCCACTTAGGATGCTTGAGGCATCAGACCAATTTTTTAGAACCCTTACTACAAAGGGTGAACTTGCAGCAGGAATGTCTATCAAGGACGCTGAGAAGTCTGCGCAATATCAACTTTTTAGACAAAAGTTTGACCCGACAGGGGAGTTGGGATCAAATAAGATACTGCAAACATTTGATAAATGGAACTCTTTTATTCAAGGGGCAAGGAGACTCCCCGGTGGTAACTGGATACTCCCATTTATGCAGACACCAACAAATATACTAAAACAAGGGCTTGAATATTCCCCGTTAGGAGTAATAACTGCCCCGGGAGCAAAGGAACCAGTTGAACAATTAGCTAAAGCAGCCGTAGGATCAACTGTATTCATGGCAGCTTATGGTCTGGCTAATAGCGGTGTTACTACATGGGGTGCTCCAACTAACCAAAAGGAAAAAGACTTGTTTTATGCAGCAGGAATGCAACCATACTCAGTAAAAATAGGTGACAAGTGGGTATCGTACTCAAAACTTGGTCCATTATCCTATCCTATTGCGATGGCCGCTTCTCTAAAAGACGCTGCTGACAGAAATCCAGACATGAATACTATTGAACAGTTACAGCAGGGGGCTGTTGGTACTTTAGGGTTTTTTGCAGATCAGTCTTATGTTAGATCGATAGGAGATTTAGTGACTTCAATTCAACAAGGGAAAAGTCTCTCTGTGGACTCTCTAAAGGCCCAGATGGCAAACTTTGCAGGTCAATTGGTTCCATATAGTGCTTTTATGGGTTGGCTGACTAGATTGACAGATCCGGGAACTAAAAGACCAGAGTTTGGCAATATATCTCAAAAGATACAAGCTTCTATTCCGGGGTTGTCTAAAAATATTCCAACTTATGAGGGTGCTCCAAGCCAAGCAATTGCTAATATAAATGCTTTTTCTCCATTAAGAATAAGTCAAGAAAATTCAAACGTAGATTTATACAATGCCCAAAAACAAAATGTAATCCAGTCTGGAGTTGAAAATAGAATTAAAAAACAATTAGAGTCGCAAGGGTCTGGATCTACCGTCACTGGTCAATCAGTACAATATGTTGATAATTCGGGCAATGTAAAAAAAATCGACTACGGCAAGGTAGCCTCTCTCCCCTCCAACACCACCTACGAGGCCGCCATTAAGTCCAAGAAGGCTTATGCACTCATTGATGATGTAGTGAATGCAGACATACCAGAAGACCAGAAACAGACTATCTACGAGGGCTTGGGGATTACCCCACAAAAGGCTAAGTATTACACAGTAGCCAAAGAAGATAATGATATTAAGACTGCTTACATCATGGATAAACTAGGAACCTTAGAAGCCAAAGATCGTAAGGGGATGATGGATATCTTGGTCCAAGGTAGACTTGAGGTGAATAAACAGTCAATCGTATCTGACGGAGTCTTAACTAATCTTTATAACGAGGGGTTAATCGATAAGACAGAATTAAAACAACTTAAAGCATTAAAGATTGACTCTACGGGTAAGAAACCAGTCGCTAAAATGACAGGTCGGGGCAGAACAGCTAAATTAAAGAAAATTAAATTCACGCCCCTAAAATTCAAATTTAAAGCAACCAAAAAGATTAAAGATTATAATTTATCAAGTTTGAAATTAAAAAGTTTTAAATAATCTATGGAGATCAAGATAGTTGGACCAAACGGAGAAATTGAGCAAATAGAACCGAGAGAAATGTCGGAAGTTGAGGCACATCCAATTGTAAAGGACTCCGAGTTTCTGGTACAAAATGTAGCTAGTATGTTTGACTTAAAACCAAGTGAGATATCTCAATACGGTGACAAACTAGATACATTAATTCGCTTTGCACAGACTCAAACAGATGACAAGAGTCCAGAGGGTATTAAATGGGCATTGAGACAACTTCAAGGACGAGTAGGAACGCCACCACTAGGTGAGAGATGGATTCCATACCTCTCAAGATATGCTTTTTTAAGTTTAGAAATCCAGAAGATTAATAAGGAAAAGGAAAAGTTTGAAAGAAACAAATGACTGATAAAAAAAGGAAACTGCAAGAAATAATATGTAATAAATGCCATCAATCAAAGTTGGTTAGATTATCTGATGGTGAAGTTAAAAGATATGTTGAGAGATTTCCCGGGTGTATGACTTGCGGAATTGGAATAAAGCCAATAAGAAAAATAAACTGTGAGAACTGCAACAGAGAATTTACGTCTAGGAGAATGGACAGGCATTTTTGTTCTAGAAAATGTTATACGAAGATATGGTCGTTAAGACATGTAGGAACAGTTCCCAGCGAGGAAACAAGGAAAAAAATAGGAGAAAAAAATAAGATAAACACAAAGAGGTATTTTGAAACACACGATATTTGGAATAAGGGTAAGGAATATCCACAACTTAGGGGAGAAAATCATTTCAATTGGAAGGGTGGAAAATCGTTTAGAAACTACCCAAGAGATTGGAGTAAAGCGCTTCGGCAAAGTATTAGACAAAGAGATAATTATACTTGTAGAATTTGCGGAGTGGAGCCATCAATACAGGTTCACCACATAGACTATGTTAAAAACAATTGCAGTCCGAATAACCTTGTAACCCTATGTCGTAGCTGCCACACTAAAACATGTTTTAATAGAGAATATTGGATAATCTTTTTTAGAAAGATGGAAGGAGTAATACTATGAGCTCAGTTCAGGATCTTTACCGACAACTATTTGGAAGATCAGGGACCCAAAAGGGGACCGATATAGACATGAGTGAGCATGGCCGTGTCGGAGGATTATCTACTGGCCAGCCATTTAAGTTTGTTTCTAATATAGACGGAACAATCCCAACTTCTGGAAACAATCCATCTCTTGTCCTTGGATACACTGGTACAAACCTAACCACTATACAAAAGACCATAGGGTCAACTACTTATACAAAAACTTTAACTTACAGTGGTAATGTATTAATAAGCATATCTGCATGGGTTTAATATGCCTAAAACAGTCTACAATCCATTCCAAAGTGAAGAACTACAACTCTTGCCAAGTGCAGGAGAGTCATCGTATTTTGTAGACACTAAAGATAATATCCTTACGTCTACCCCAACATCAGGAAACGCAGGTTTCTCATCAGACACATTTGAACTATTTATAGCAAGCGGTACGGTTTGGAAGAAAATACCATTTACTTTGGTAACAGATACTACTGCTCCAGACATGGGATATTTACAAGATTCTTCGAGGATTGGTTATGGTAACGACTACATAACAGATAAAACACTTTCTAATATTTGCTTAGGGAATCACTCAGACGTAGCAGAAGATGGATGTATTAGGTTTAACACTACATTACTAAGATTTCAGGTTTATAGGACTGGTTCGTGGAGAGATATTGTGACTGGTCTAGTTTTAAGAGAAGATTCTACTTTTGGGTATACATTTGAACACCAACCAATAGGATTCACTAGTTATATTGAAATAATGACAGGCCAAAGCTTAAGTTATTTAGGATTAAATGGATTACCAATTATTAATGCTTATAAAGTTTCTATGGGTGCTTATCCCGTAACGGGAACAATAGGCGGAAGAACAATTTAAAATGAGCACGTGGTACATAAACGCAGATACAGGAAGTGATACAGCCCCAGGAGACGGAACTGTTGCTCATCCATATCAAACCATAGCTAAAGCTCAAACCGTAGACGCTGATGGAGACACTTTTTATCTTTATAATGCAACAGCACATTACACGTACTCAAACAGTACTTTAAATAGTACCTACCAAGGACAATCAACAGGGGCGATTGTAGACATGATTTCCAGTGCTAATCCGAGTACATTTACCTCTAATAAATCAACTACGTTTAATGACTTAAAGATTGTTTCTTCATCTTCTACGTTTTGGAACCTAAGAGATTTGTCTGGAATAGCAGCCTCTTGGAATAGGTGTATTTTTACGGGAGTGGCTAACACGGCAGGAACACCTTTATTTTCAAACAGAAATGCTACTAATTGTTCTTATACGATTAAAGCTTGTCTGTTTAATAACCTCGGGGGGGCAAGCGCCTCTATTTTTGGCAGGGTTTCAGCTGATTCTCCTAGTATGACGTATAACATTTACAACAATACTTTTTACTTTGACGGACTCACGGCAATGAGAGTGTTTATTGCAACTGGAGCAGCAGGAGAAACCTACAACATAAAAAACAACATTTTCTACAACGCAATTGGAGCTACGATAATTAACTTAGTTAACCCAACTAATGCGACAACTACTTACCAATACAATGATGCTTTTCAGATGACGGTTCCACCCACAGGAATAAATAACATAACTACAGATCCTTTATTCATTGACATATCGCTTTCGAACTTTAATCTCAGACCAACCAGTCCGTGTATAGATACGGGAATTTTAGTTTAATATGAAAACTATTATTTTAAATGGAGATCAACTAATAGGAGGTTCTTTATACAGAGACGGAACGGTCTTGGAGGTCTCTGATTCATTTCCAGATTCAATGGTTAAAAAAGTAATTAAAACAGAAAAGGAGGTAGAAAATGCCCCAACAGAATAGATTTCCTGAAATTATAGTTCCTGCCCTTGGTACATCTACGACCATAGTTTCTTCGACAACGTATCCCAGAGCTGAGGGTGAGTTGGCTTTCACAACAGACACTCATAAACTTTACGTGGGTAAATCTACTTCTGCTTCTGATTTTATTCCAGTGGGGGGAATAAAGAACGTAGCCATTAAAACAGCAGACTATACAGCAACGGTCTCCGATGAAGTAATTGTGTGTAACAGTACCACAGCGATAACAATAACCCTACCAGCAGCAACGGGATCAGGACAGACGTACGCAATATCAAATGTAAACACTGGAATCGTTACAATCGATGCAAACGGATCAGAAACAATTAACGGTGAACTTACACAATTAGTAGATCAATGGGCTACAGCTCAACTGGTAGATTACTCCAGTGGGTTGTGG